GATATCCTATTTTATAACTCGATCCTAAAGCATCTTTGAAAGGTGAATTTTTAAAATCTTTTACATCTCCTAAATTAGCAATTTCAATAGGTCTAAAAAAGTAATCTTTCTTTTCAAGTATCGCATTACCTGAACTCATATCTAAGCCAACGTTATAAAGCGCATCCATACTTTGATAGAAATCTCTGAATGATGTTTTTAAATTTGGAAATTGAATACCTCTAATTGCATCGCCTGAAGTTATAACCTCTAATGAAGATGATAAAACATTTGATTGAGCCGTGCTATTTGGACTTATTTTAGAAACTATTTTATCAAATAATGTCTTCGTTCTTAGTGCTTTTATAATTACCGGTTCGGTAGTAGTGCCTACCGATATTTTTATTATAGATTCTTGAACTTCAAAGAAAGTGTCAGGATTATCACCACCAAATGGATTATATCCTACTAAAAATAAAGTGTAGTTTCTTCCTGCAACTGCATTGAAAAATACTGAAAAATTAAATTCATGTTCAAAATCTAAATTATAGGGTAAACCTTCTGTGGAGAATAAAAGTACTTTATTCCCACCAGCGGCTGATGAACTATCTGCTATAATTGCTTTCCAATATAGGTTTACTCCTATCGTTCTTTGATTCCTTAATTTTGCTTTAATAGTTCCAGAAATCTGATATTCTCCACTAATATTAGCTTTTATTAAAAAGTTGTCATAAGTAGCAAAATTTATAGGCTTGGTCATTTCTTCTTCATCTTGACCTAATATATCAAAAGTGCCAAGCGGAATGTCAAAAGTGTCTAGCATTGTTCCAAAAACAAAAGGTCTGCCCCTCCAATAGCTGAACGTTCCACTTGCGTAAATATTAGCATATTCTACAATGTCAATTCCTGCCACTCTTACATTAATCGAATCATCGAAATCTAAGTCAAATTCAGTAGATGATAAAGCTTTTATTTTAGCAGCTAAATTACTTATCATCAAATTAGCTTCAAATGAATCTCTGCTATCTTCTGCCTCTGATAAATCTAAATCTCCTTCATAAAAATCTTCATAGGTTTCAAACTTTGGATTTAGTTTTCTAACTACTAAAGTTGGGGTTGCTTCAATTCCACTTGTGTACAAAACCTTTCTTAGATATTGCGCTGCGCTCAAAACAAATTGAAAAGGCAAAGAGAACTCCTGGATATTTGACCAATATTTAACCGTATCTCTTTTCCATTCGACTTTCGTGTCCTCCCAACCTTTCGGAGCTTGTGGTATTTCATATTCGTTACCGTTTATTTTAAAGAAGTATTTGAATGTTTTCATTATAGATTGTTTTTTGAAAGGTAACTTTTAAGCTTTGAATTTCTTGCATGAACAACCCTGAGCCCATCCTTAGTGATGATCATTTGACTTTGATTATCTCTAAATGATTTCTTTAGCTCCGATGTGCTTCTTTTTTGCTCATTAATCATTCTGTCGAAATTAACTACTTTCATTGAATCAATACCTTTTTGACCGCTCAAAATAGATTTCGTTTCCCTTGCATTATAGATTTTAGTTCCTTTGTCCAAGTAAGCTAACGTGTCGGTCGGAGGAGTTAATTGTGCTGTTCCGTCAGGCTTTACCATTAATTCCGTTCCACGTTCTCCAAGATGCGCCCATCCTTCAGGAGATGAATCTGTACCTTTGTAGAATTGAGGCACTTGTTGTCTTGCTACTAAAACTCCTTGAGCAAGTCCAAATGCACCAATAGAAGCCGCTACTCCTAAACTTAAAGGAAAAGGATAATCAAACAAAGCTCTTGCAACTCCCTTAGCTGTTGATATAACTATCTCGCCTATCGCAATAGCTTTATTTATTTTAGCTTGACGTTGTTGCATTTTAATACGCTGTTCTTCTAATTGCTTTTCCTTAGCTGCATATTTGGATTCAATAGCGAACTTTTGAGCTGCTTTTTGCTCTTCATTTAAAGTTGAATTTTCGATACGCTCTAATGCTATTTGTTTTTCAACTTCATTATCTGCAATTTTCGCTTCTGTTTCTGCTATTTTTGCGTCCATTGCTTGATTAGCAATATCAATTAAAAGTTTAGCAGTATCTTTTGCGTACTGCTTAATCTTATCTTTTGCTTCTTGTTCTTTTGCAAGAACTTCGTCAATGCCTTTAATTTTCGCATCAGTAACGGCTTTTGCTTGCTGAATCTGTAGTTTAGCTAATTGTTTTTCTAATGCTCCAGTATCCTGACCTGCTGCTTTGCTAGCTTCGATTAGTTTTTTAAGTTGATCAATTTGCAGTTGTAAAGATTCGTCATTGAATTTCTTCAATAGATCTAATCTCTTTTGTAAAAACTCGGCTTCGGTAATTAATCCATTCGCTTTTTGCTCAACTAAAAGTTCATTCTCTTTTTCATACGTTTGTTCGAGCGCAATTAACGCCCATTCTTCCTTATCCTTATATTCTTGTTTTGTGATTTCAAACGCATCATTTTTAACTTTCTTCGCTAATTCAATTCTTTTAGCCGCTGTTACCTTACCAATTTTATCTTCTTCAAGTCGTATAATATCGCTAAGTGCCTTATATTCTTCTGTCTTACCATCTAGAAGTAATTTTTTAGCTTCTATTCTTTGTTCGTCTAATTTCGCTAATTCAAGTTTGTTATCTGAGTCAATAACCAACTGCTTGGCATCTGAGTAGTCTTTAAGACTTGCTAATCTATCAACATATTCTAAAGCTTCATCTTGTGAAGCTTCTAAATTAATTTGTGCAACATCTTCTAAAGTGTCACGTTCAGCTTCTGCTCGTTTAGTTGCAATATCTCTTAATTTACTTTGTAGTGAATCTCCTAATTTTGCAATTTTGTCATTTGCTTCTTTTTCAAGTGCTACTTTTGCCCCTAACTCATCTTTGGTTAATTTACTCGCATCTTTATCAATCTTTAAAGATTTTAGTTTTTCAGCTAATACAAATTTTATTTGCTCAATTTCGGTTCTATTTAATTCTTGAATTTCTGCTAATCTTTTTGCTTCAATATCTGCACCTTCTATTGCAATTTGATTCTGCTCTTTTTTGAGTCCACTTAATACCTTTGTTTGCTCTAGTCGTTTCTCATCTGTTTTATCATTTATATCATCAAGCTCCATTTCAAGTTTGATTAACTCTTCTTGGCTTCCTTTTCCTTGTCTTTTAACATCTTTCAGTGATTGCTGTAGCTTTAACCGATCAATCTCAATTTGTTTAACTTTTGCTTCCTCAACTGCGTACTGCTCGGTTATTTTAATGATTTCATTAGCTGCGGCAGCTCTTTCTTTGAATGATTTAGACGTATCTTTTGAAATAAGAAGTAAAGCTCTCTCTTTATCTTCATATTTATTTCGTAAGTCATTTAGAGCGTTTTGAGATTTTTCTAATTGGATTGATTTTTCTGCTATTTGCTTTCCAATATCTGCTTGCTTTTTTAAGAAATCAACGCCCACTTTAAGCTTTCCGTTTACATTTTCTACTCCAGTAGTCATTTGAACTAATCCATTTGTAATTTTACTAAAATCTCTGTTTGCAATTCCATCTAAAATGACACCTACTGCGGTAAATCTATTTACGATATTATCTAAAATAGCCTTCCCTAAATCTTTTAATGCTTGTTGAGGATTTTTAAAAGCATCTACAATGTCGGTTGCTAAGTCTTGAACTACTCCTATTATTCCTTGAAACATTGCTTTTAATGGCTCTAAAGTTCTTGTCAATGCATCCGCTCCTCTTTGAGTAGATAAGAACGCGGCTACCAACGCCCCAACAACAACTACAACAGCACCTATACCAGTTGCAATTAATGCCAACTTTAATACTCCTAGTGATCTTGATGTTGCATTTGTTGCGACTGTAGAAGCTGCAGTCGCTGCCGCCCTTGCTTGCTCTGCTGCTGCTTGCGCTCTTATTGTATCAATTAATCCTCTGCCCTGTTGGACTTGATCTTGTATTGAATTAGATAATTGACCTAAATTAACGCCAAATAGATTAATTGATCCTAATACATTGTCAAAAGCACTCTTATAATTACCTACATTTCGTTGTGAATCTCCAACACTTTCATCTAATTCTTTAATTTCTTTGTCAAGCTTAGCGGCGTTTTGTTGTGCTAAGTTAAACCTGTTTGACAACTCTTGGATTTCTTCTTCTGTACCGTTCCCACTATTTTTTAAAGCTATAAGTTCAGCTCCTAAGTCCTTAGCTTCGTCTTTTGCTAATTTAACTTGTTTGCTATATTCTTGATATGGAGTCAATGATGCTTGAAATGCTCCCGAAGTTTCGTTAATTTCTTTAGCTTGATTTTTTACTTCTTTATTTGCTTCTAAAAGTTCAGCTTTCAATAGACTCATTTGCTGTTCATATTGTGCTGCTTCCTCAATAGGCATTGAATCTTTATTTGCCTTATACGAAGCGTTTAATCCTGCCATTTCTTTTTTTAATTCAGCTACTCTAACAACAGCGTCGCTAAGAGTTCCTGTATATTTTTCTGAACTTGCAGCTACATTTTGAGTTGCTTGACTTTCATCGTTCAAAGATTTCGCTTTTTCTGCTGCTAATTTAACCAACTGCTCCTCTGCCTTAGCTAACTTTTCCTGAGTAGATACTAATTTTGCACGTTCTTTATCTAACTTATCATAAGCTTCTTGCAAAGACTTTACATTAGCCTGCATGTCTTTTAATGAAGCTGAGCCTTGAATTGCTTTATTCAAATCCATGACCTCACTAACCATTTTAGACATATTTTGTTGACCCGTTTCAAGGCTTTTAACAAAACGTTCCCAATCAGCGAACGCTTTCGGGTCTATTATTTCGTCAATTTTTGTGCTGCTTGCCATCTTTTGAAAGCGTTTAAGTGTGAAATGTATGATTGTAAAGTGGTGTCTTCTTCTTTAATTGCGTATCCGTTATGCTTTGAAAGTAAAATTAGCAAATCTAAAATGTCCGAACGATTAATTTTAACATCCTTCATGAAAGGCTTTAGTTGTGTTTCTACAGAAACTAATTGTAATTGATCGGATTTAATCAATGTTAATACCTTATTTAAATCTTTAATATAAGACTTCTTTGTAAATGGAAACTCAAATCCTAATCTTTTTAATACTTGCAAACTTTCTTCATTGTATCTTTTGCTAATAGATTCAACCAAAAGTTGTGTGACGTATATTTTAGATTGCAAAGCACATCTTTCTTTTATAAGAACTAAATAAACTTTCTGCTCATCATTTTGCAGTAACTCCGAATATTCAGAATATATTTTATCCCATGCTTCGATAAGGTGTTTTTTCTTAGCTTTTATTGCTCCTTTCTCTTTTATAAGTACGCTTAAATCATTATCTACGACAACCGATATAAATTTAGCTACTGTAAACTCTGAACACTTTTGATAAAGAATGTCTTTTAATCTCATTTTGCTAACTGATTATTTAATTCTGTAAAAAAATCATTTGTAAAAATATCTACTGTAAATGATTCTATGTTTTTTGCACTAAGCCCAAAGATATTGTCTCCATATTTTTCTATCAAATCAGATGTTTTTGAATCACCCGAATCAAATAGAAATTCACTATTAGTGATCAGCAATGACCAACCTCGATAAAATGCACCCGTATATTTAAGGTCAGGATTACCGAGTCCTGCTTTTGGGTTCATAGATTGTTTTTCGAGGGCATAGGCTGGTGATTGATATTCTCTTAAATAATTACCTTCGCTATCTAATCCAAATTGCAATTGATTATGATTCAAATCAATTAAATGTTGCTCATTTTTTTCAATGACATCACTAAAAATATCCGCCAAATCAATAGCTTTTGCATTTTGGTATAGTTCGCTAATCGTCATTATTATCCATCCAATTAAGTAAGAAAATCTTTAATTTCTTTCTGTCAAATTCAGTAGTTCCAATTTTATAAAGGCTGTCAATATCGACATCCTTTATTCGTCTATTGAAAATAGTTTCTCCACACATACATTCGGGCGCAAATGTTGACCACACCGCATTTATTGTACTGTCGTTTATTTTCTCGAAGTTCCTAATTATTATTTGACATGGCATAGCTCAAATATAACTAAAAATAGCCTAATCAATTAAGACTAGGCTACTCAAAATATAGTACTATGAGATACTCTTTAATTAAGGTGCTGCTACTGTCACTGGGATACCTTCGTAACCGATAACATCTAAACCTATCAAAACAGAAATGTCTGCTAAGTTCAAAATGGTTGCTGCGGCTCTTACTGGATCGAATGTTAAAACAAATGTCTTTGTTGCTGAATTATAAACAACTGTATCAATCACTTGAGCAACTCCTAATGTAGTAGTTGCAACCCATGCAGTTGGATCTTCTAATTCGTCAGAATACAACGCTCCGAAATCCAAGCTACCCGTACATTTGTCTTTCAATTGTACAGATATTGAACTTGCAGAGCTTGCAGTAACATTCAATAATACATCTTGAACTCCTCGAACTCCAGAAATATCGAAGTTTGGAATTGTAGATGTTTGGATGAATGCCAATCTTTGATTAATGTAGGTTGGAGCGAATGATAAGTAAATAGAGAATAATGTAGCAACTCCACTACCATCGTTTAAGTTCCATGGATTAGCCCAATAATCAGTTACTGGAATACCACCAAGACCTCCATCTTTTACAGTTCCAATCAAGTTGTAAGCTGCATCTACGAAGATAACATAAGGAGTTTGTCCGTTCAATGCTTGCAAAGACTTAAGCAAACAAGTACCACCATTGACAAACTTAAATTGCCAATTATAGTTTCCGTTTCTTAGCGTTTTAGTCGCACCATAACCGAACGTTTGACGTACTGGTTCTTCTGAACTGTCCTCTGCTTCAACAAAACCCATAATAGGACGTAATCTTAATCCTTTATTGATATTTCTTGCAGCATTAGTTAAAAAAGTTTGGAGTGTTGCCGTGTCCGTATCTTTTATTACAAAGTCTGGATTTACTAGCAAGATTCCGAAAATCTCACGTGGTGAGAAATTACACTGCCCAAAGCCAGTGTTCGCAAATACTTCCGTACATGCTATTTCGTTAATCATTGGCATACTAATGTATTTAATTTGATTGTTAAATTTGTTATTTCAATTGCGTCTAAGTAATCGTTAAAGACGTTCGCTTGACCTTTCACAAGTTTATCTGAACCCCAAAACAACCTATCGTATTTTATAGTTTGCTTTGGCGCATATCCTAAAAAAGATTTGTGATGAATTAATCTATCTAAGAACTTTTCGTAAATAGGATATAAAACTGGTTTAAAGTTCTTTTCGTAACGCTCATCTGCTATTAAATTAGGGTCTGTTGCCCGACAAATAGCTAAATGAAGCGTAGTTTCAATCGTGCCGTCTGCAAATGATTTCTCAGGAAAGTCATGGAATAGACATACCAAAGGATATTTATCATATTGCATTCCGTTTTGCTCCCGTTTTACAAGCCTATTGATTATCTCTAAAGGGTGTCCATTCATAAAGTGAACGCCCGTAATAGTTGAATCATAGGTCTGTAATTGACTGAGTAAATCGGTGCTTACTTTAGATACTACATCTTTGATTATATCCTTAATAATCATCATAGGTTTATGGAATTAGTGTACTGAATTAAATCATATCCCCTACACAATAGGAAGTTTCCGTAAGCCCATCCGAAATGAATCGGTGTTCTTGCTCCCCAATTTGGATAATCGGATGTGTTTTGATTTAAGAAAATAATTACTTTCTTATTTAGATCAATCATTTCATTCCACGCTCTCACTTGCTTATCAATAGAACTTACCCGGTTAGCATTTTCAGTAAGTTGCATACTTTCACCTACTTCAACGGTTGTACTTGACGCATTTCTTAAGTACCAATAGTACACATAATTAGCAATAGGACTTTCTTTAGTCGCATCATTTGCTAAGGCGTTTTTTAAGTCAGTCCACTTTTGAGGTATAGGAACTTCTAATAATCCTGCTGTTAAGTCAGAATATAAATCTTGTCCTAATAACTCTATTAAAAACTTAGGCTCATATTTGTTTATGAATCCCGAAAGTTTAGAACGTGAACTATCTACATCAACGCTATTTGCTTGACCCGCTATAAAAATCTCATTGATAAAATATGTACTATTGATAATCATAAGAAGTTATTTTTTGAGTTTCGCTTGACCTTTAGAAACTAACTTTTCAGCTAATACACGGTGTACAGTATGCTCAACATCTTCACCTAATAGGCTGTTTTTGAGTCCAATAATAACCGTATCTTCTTTTGGTCTAACTAAAGTACCGCCATCAATAACTGAATTTTCAGTTGTTAATGGTTGGATTTCTTCCTGTCCTGCTGGAATTATCTTTTGTTCTCTTTTTTCTTGCGCCATGGCTTAAAGTATTAAGGTTTTAAAAGTGCCGCTTTAACAGTTGCAAAAGAAGCCGTTACGAATGAACCAATATTGTTAGTAGCAATATAATCTTTAAAGAAATTCTCTACGATAATACGCATTCTGTTGTTATCAAAGTCACTTGATACTGCTGTTACAACTGAAGTTCCAGAAACAACCGCAGTAGTGTAATCAATACCATAGCCTAAACGAATAGTCAAAGATTCCTGCTCGATTTTAAACAATCCGCTTTCTCCTAATGTGAAAGTTCCAATAGTTTGGTAAGTAGATGTTAAAACTCTAAATCCCATCATTGTAACAAGTCCATCAGGGTTGTACATCGGAATCATCATGAAATAACGACCTTGTGAGTCTTTTTCTAATGACAATCTCCATTTATCCTGCGGATGAATGATTAACAAATCAGGAAAAAAGTTTAACGTTTCAATTTGAGCCGCAACTGCGCCGATAGCGTCATAATCATTAGGATCTACAAAGGTATCATCTAAAGAGGTGCCGACATATGAAGCCGCTAAGGCTTGTAGGTCGGTTGTTAAAATAGCCGCATAATCACGCAAAATCTTATCATTGATAAGGTTCTGAATGATAGATAAAGCTTTCTTTCTGAATTTTGCGAACTCCTCAGTAATGACATACTTAGCAGCTACTTTTTTAGCTTTGGCAAAGTTACGAACTAATGCATAAGATACTAAAGGCTTAACTGCACCTTCAGCAACGATTGCAAATGCACCTTCGCTATTTCCTTCTTCTAACCATGTTGTGTACTCTTCAAGTTCAGCAACAGTAGTCACGTCTGCAATGTCAAAAATGTATTGAGTACCTCTTCTTTTCTTAACAACTCCGTCAATAACATTGAAGCTTTCAATCATCGCTAATGGAAAGTTGTTTTGGTCAATTACGTTAGTAGTGCTCATATTTGCAGCTGCTCTAATATTTAAAACAACCTCTCTATTACCACTTTGACCTTTGCTTCTCATCATTAATTCAACGTCAGATGTTTTACCATCTTCAGGGAATAGCATTTTATTTATTGATCTTTGAATTAACTCTTTTGAGTCATCTTGATCAGCAATACCCATTCTGACATTTTTAACTTTTTCAAGTTCAGCAGCAATGTTTTTAATAGATGTGTTTAGTTTTTCTCCATCAAAAGCTCTTAAAGCTTCCATCGGTAAGCCTTTCAAGGCTGTATCTAAAAGAGCTTGAACAGACTCCTTATTTTGGTAGCCTCTAGCTTCAATCTCTGTTTTTGCGGTCTCTTTTACTTTTTCGAGCAACGCATCATGAGCAACTTTTTCTTCTGGTGTCATGTGTAAATTTTTTAAAGTGAATTTAATAAATAACTATAATCTATTGCTTTTTTATCTTTCTTATCCTCATTGAGTGTCTTTTTGCGTTGCTCAAACGGCTCAATTGGTATAAGTGATTTTTGTAAAGCAAATAGCTTTCTAGCTTGTAATCTGTCTTTTCTTGGTATTTGATTGATAAAATCTTCTATATCATCATGTAAATCTGAAAGTCCTTCCTTGCTTCTAATTGCGAATGTTTCCATATCTGCACCAATAGTTACAACGCTACCCTCAAATAAATCAACTTCTAAAAGAACTAAAGAATCTGTTTTCTCGTCATACTCTATCTTATCCCATACGTAATCGAATCCTACTGAGAATTGATTTAACGTTCCTGAATTGATTTGCTTAATTGTTCGGTCAGCATTTGGAACATCATCCAATGGTTCGGTTTCAAAATACAAACCAAAATCATCTTCTCTAAGAACAGCAAATAAAGCTAATGGATCATGTTGATTATGTTGCCATAAAAAAGTAAGCTTATATTTCGCTTGACTTCCGGGACCTCTCTCTCTAATTGATTTGGCAAATGCACCTTTTACGAATACTTCACCAAACATATTTTTGTTGCCCCATTTAACAAGATAGCCTCTAATAACTCTATCTTCTAAAGTAACAATATCCTCATTCTCATTTATCGCAATTGTGCTAAACGAAATTGGAGCTGCCCTCTGCTTTATTTGCTGTATTTTGTCCTGAAGTATCGACATTTCCTTTCAAATTTAAAATATTTTTCACTAAAGATAATTCATCTGGACTTAAATCTAAAATTTTCTTTTCATATATCGCTCCTATGCCCTTATCTCCATCATTAGATACTATCCAATCGTTGAGCGTACAAACTCCATTTTGCCATCTCTCAAGCCAAACAGAGCCTAATGTTTTGTCGACATCTGCACGCTCTTTCCTATTTTCTTGCAGTACGTCAATATGGCTAAAGTCTGCATGGATATACTTTCTGTCAATGTTAAAAAAAGAACTATATCCTTGAGCGTATTTCTTTGCCATCGGTATAATTACATCCGAATAAAAGGACTTCATATCTGCATTTGCATTATTGAAAGTGGATTTATCTTTAGAAGGCACTAAATGTGGAGGTACTCGAAGTGCTGAATAAATAGCTATTGCATCGGATAATGTTTCCTCAAACGGCTGTAATTCTTGTATAGACATTGAGGTATCAATATATTCAACAGGAGCGGAAGAAACTCCTATTTGTGATTTTCCTCTTGTTAGTCCGTATGTAGCTTGATAGGCTTCTTGAGCGTCATTCTTTTCTTTTGTTGTTAAAGAAACTGAACCACTCGCATCTGTTTTTTTAGATACTATAAATCCTAAAGCTCCACGTTTAACATAAATTACATTCCTAGCTTCATAAACTGGAATCAAGTTTTTGATAGCTATTTTTGCACCCATTAATGGAGATACAAATTTACTTAAATCATTACCTTCTTGTAAGTTAAATTGAACAAAAGGAAGTACATTTTTAACACTAAATAATCGATCGCCTTGTTTATAAGATTTTACCAAATCATTTATAGAAGTAGCCGAATAAATATCAGCATTTTTATGCATCTCAATAGCTACTTTTTGAGTAGGTAAGTTCCACATTGAAATGATATTATCGTATGTAGGTGCTAATGTTTCAGGTCTGTTAAAAAACTGAAAGTTAGCTCCTGTTAATAGTTCATAACATACCGACTGCCAAATGAACTGTTTAAAGTTCATTAATGGATTTGGAGCTTCGAATAATTTATTAAAATATGGGTCATTATAAACTACCTCATCGTTACTGTTTTTTCTTAATTGCCAATTAGCGTCTGCAACTCTTGAAGCGATTTCGTTAATAGGTGCGAAAATCTCAGGAAGGCAATAAAAAAGAGTAATATAATTTTGACTTGAATTGCTACCATTTAGAATAGAATCTAAATATCCTTTCACTCCTGAAGGTTCAACTTCCGAATATTCATAAATGCCATTCTCTCTGTCGATAAAAACTTTTTCGGGTATTTGGATTCCTGCACTACGTTGTGCTAAATCTCTTATCCATGATTTCGGGTTGTACCAACTCATTTATTAAATTTTATTCATGCCAAACAAATGAGCAAAATTAATTTCAAAATAACTCCCTGCCATTTCGCAAAGGTCGGGTGCGTCATCGTGCTTATTCTTTTACCTGCTTCTTGAATCTTTATGTAAGATGTTAAATTACGCATAAATTTATAATATTGAGGCAAAGTTTCATAATCACTACGAAAATAGAAATTATTTTTTATAAAAGATGACCTATTTAAAATTCGACTATGTTTATTAGTTCTAGGTCTTAGCATTCTAAACTCTCCCTCAAATCCTTTTGAGTCTAAATCTTCACGTACTCTTTGAGCAGTTTCTACCCATCCAAATACGCTTTCAACTCCTACGCTATTAGCTTTTGAACTCTTTATCATCTCGACTAAAGCCACTTCATTACTATCCGCTCCATCTGTATTATAAAGTACATCTGTTAAATATATCTTATCTCCTACTAATTTAAATACTCCACCTGCGAAATCATCGCCTCCAACATTGGCAGGGTCGCATGGGACAAACGTAAAGTCAGGATCATTTAATCCGGCTGTATTATTAATATCGAAGTAATTTAAGTCTTTTAATGGGAACATTAGACCATG